ATTCAAGGACAATCAGACGATCAGAGTTATTGACCAGTTGGGAAATGATGATGCAGTTCTTTTCAACACTAAGTATCTTGGTGTTGTTCCAAACAATGCATCAGGCAGAACTTCCCTTTGGTCTGACTTGGTAAAAATCCGTACACAGTTACAGGAACTTGGTGCTATTGAAGGGTTCACTGATTCTGATGTTACGGTTGCACAGGGCGATTCCAAAAAGGCGGTTGTGATTACATCAGCAATCACCGTTGTGAACGCTATGGGTAAACTCTATGAAACGGTTACGGTTGCGTAAGAAAGGGGTGAAATAAAATGCCGAATGTAACAATGAAAGCAAGGGACACTATTGCAGCAAAACTTGCTGAATGTTTTATCACAATCGGAAGTAGAAGATACAACTTCATGCAGATGATTGATATGGAAGCAAAGGTTGAGAAAACCAAGACTACTGTTCCCCGCCTTGGTGCGATCATGGCGGGTCATAAGTCATGTGGTATGGAAGGTACTTTTTCCGGCACGGCACACTATAACCAGTCAGTTCTTCGTCAGGCATTACTTGACTATAAGAACACTGGTGAGGATGTGTATTTTGAAATGCAGATCACCAATGATGATCCAACCAGTGATGCGGGCAGACAGACGATCATTTTCTATGACTGCAACACTGACGGCGGTGTGTTAGCAAAATTTGATGCTGACGGGGAATACCTTGATGAAGAGATTGAAGGAACATTTGAGGACTTCTCAATGCCTGAATCTTTTGCAAACCTCACGGGTTTTCTTACTAACTAAGTAACAGAACCCCTTGTGTGGCTTTTATATAAGGTCATATAAGGGGTTTTTTCTATTCATTGATAAACAGAAGGGAGAACAACAAAATGTCAAAATTTAGTGCATTTATGAAAGCGAATAAAAAGGTAAAGGAAAATGAAAAGTTTGCACCTACTGCTTCACTTCTTGGTTCAGACGGAAAGCCTGTCAGATGGGAGTTCAGACACATCAATTCTAAGGAAAATGAAGAACTTCGTGATGCAAACACCATTGAAGTTCAGGTGACAGGCAAGCCGAACTTATTCAGACCGAAACTGATTACTTCAAAGTACCTTATGGCAATGATCGTGAAGTCAACGGTGTTTCCTGACCTTTACGATAAAGAGTTACAGGACAGTTACGGTGTAATGACCCCGGAAGATTTAGTCTATGCAATGGTAGATAATGCCGGGGAAATGCAGGACTTCCAGTTATGGATGCAGAAGTTTCAGGGATTCACCAAGTCACTTGATGAAAAGGTTGATGAAGCAAAAAACTAATTGAAGAAGGGGATGGTGAAGCAAATTATGCTTACTATGCCCTTCTAAAACTTCACATTCTTCCATCAGTGTTCTTGGCTATGGATGAACAGGAAAAAGCCTTTGTGATTGCTTCAATCAAGTTGAAAGCAGAGCATGACAAGAAGGAAAAGAAAAAGGCAGAAGCAAGGGCAAAGAAAAAACACTAAGAAAGGACGGTGGAACAGGTGTCATCTATTCAGACAGGTATTGAACTTAATGACCAATTCAGCGGAGTGTTGAACAACATCATCAGTTCAGTGAATCTTGCCGTGTCTGCAATGTATGATATGCAGCAGTCAATGAACGCTGACATTGATACAAGCAGCCTTGAAGGGGCAAGGGATGAAATCAATCAGGCAACCGCTGCCATTGAAGCAATGAATCAGGCAGCAAGCCGACAGACCGCACCTGATATTGCACCGCCTGTTGTGGATGGTGGAAATCAAGAACCGATTTCTGTACCTGTTGACCCGGTACTTCCTGACCCTTTGGTTGAAAATCCTGAACCAATCAGACCTGAAATTCAGCCAAACGCACCGCCTGACCCTGAACCCGTAGAAATCCCGGTCACATGGAACACTGACGGGGTGGATGTGTTCACAGGAACAGGTGTTGAACGATTTCAGCAAGAAGTTCAGAGTGCAAACGATATGTTGAACACACTGAACACCACACAGGCAAGGATTTCACAGACCGCACAGGGGATGGATATACTGCCGGATGCAGCAGTTCAGGACATGAACACCATGCAACAGCGGTTATCTGCAATTCAACAGCGGATTCAGCAGATTGAGAACAACCCGGTAAATGTTGGGGCAGACAATGCAAATGCAGAACTGGAACAGTTGCGTATGCAGTTGAATCAGGCTATTCAGGAACAAAATTCACTGAATCAGGCAATGCAGAACATGGATGTTTCTGCTGCCAATGATGCCTATTTGCGTTTGTCACAGACTGTTGGCAACACAGAAAGGTACATCCGTGACAATGTGGATGAACAGGGGCGTTTCAATCAAGAAATTTCAGCCGGAACACAACAGGCAAATGAACTGACCAACACCATCAAACGGGCAGTTGCAGCCTATGTCAGTATTCAGTCAGTTGGGAAAGCACTGAACATTTCAGATGAACTTGTTCAGACAACATCCCGTTTGAATATGATGAATGACAGGGTTCAGACAACCGCTGAACTTGTCAACATGGTATATGCAGCAGCACAGGATGCAAGGGGTTCATTCAGTCAGATGGCTGATGTTGTTGCCCGGTTCGGTAACAACGCAAAGGATGCGTTCAGCAGTTCAGAAGAAGTTGTTGCTTTTGCTGATCTGATTCAAAAACAGATGACGATTGCCGGGGCAAGCACCCAAGAAGCAGCAAACGCAGAATTGCAGTTATCACAGGCACTTGGTTCAGGTGTCCTTCGTGGTGATGAATTGAACAGTATCTTTGAACAAGCACCTAACCTGATTCAGAACATTGCAGACTATCTTGATGTTCCAATCGGTAAGATCAGGGAAATGGCAGCAGACGGGGAACTTTCCGCTGATGTAGTCAAGGCAGCAATCTTTTCTGCTGCTGATGACATTAACAGCAAATTCAATGAAATGCCTATGACTTGGGGGCAGATGTGGCAGTCAATGCAGAACACCGCACTGATTGCATTTCAGCCTGTTCTTCAAAGACTGAACGATTTAGCCAAGAGTGAAGCATTTCAGACTTTCATTCAGGGTGCTATTGAAGCAATGGCAACCCTTGCAAATATCCTTCTGAATGTGTTTGATTTGGCGGTGTCAATCGGTACTTTCATAGGTGATAACTGGTCAATCATTGCACCTATCGTATACGGCATTGTGGCAGCACTCACAGCATACATTGCTATTTCTGCAATCGTGGCAGCAATTAACGGTGTCATGGCAATAGCGGAAGGTGTCAAGGCTGCTGCTCAAATGATGGCAACAGGTACAACATTTGCAGAAACCGCAGCACAGCAAGGTCTTAACGCTGCACTGATGGCTTGTCCTTTAACTTGGATTATCATGCTGATTCTTGCGTTGATCGTGGTTATCTTTGTCGTATGTAATGCGATCGCAAAGATGTGATTACTGGTGGTGTGAACGTGGTGATTCAGTTATTCAAGAACTTGGGTCTGACCGTGGCAAACATTGTCTTGGGTATTGGAAACGCTATTGCAGCACTTGCATCTAATATGATGACAGCATTTCACAATGCAATCTGTTCTATTCAGTCATGGTTCTATAACCTGTTAAGCACGGGACTTTCAGTCATTGAAGGTATTTGTGCAGCACTGAATAAACTACCGTTTGTTGAATTTGACTATTCCGACATTTCATCCGCAGCGGATGACTATGCAGCCAAAGCAAGTGAAGCAGCCGGGAACAAAGAAGATTACCAGTCAATCAGTGATGCGTTCAATGAAGGTTTCACAACCTTTGATGCGTTTCAGGATGATTGGGCATCAGATGCGTTCAATGCGGGTGCAGCATGGGGTGACGGTGTTGCTGATAAGGTTTCAAACTTTAGTCTGTCGGATGTATTCGGTCAGACAGATATTCCTAATGTGGGTGATTACACATCAGGGTTCAGTGATGCAATAGCAAATTCAGGCGTGGGTGACGGCATTGGAAACATTGACGATAACACAGGCAAGATCAAGGATTCTTTGGATATTACAGAAGAAGATTTGAAGTATTTGCGTGATATTGCAGAACAAGAAGCAATTAACAGATTCACAACCGCTGAAATCAATGTTGATATGTCAGGTATGCAGAACACCGTGAACAGCGGTGATGACATTGATGGTTTTATGACCAAACTGACAGATTCAGTCAATGAAGCGGTAGACATGAGTAAATGGCAAGAAGCGGATATGATGGGGTGTTGTTCAATGTACGTTGAACTACTGGTTGGGAATGAATCAGGAACAAAAGTATATCAACCTGTTGTTCAGGAAGGTATTGAATGGTCAACAGAAAGAAAAAACACCCCCGGCAAACTGGTTTTCAAAGTCCTGTATGACAACATTCTTGATTTTTCAGAAGGTAGTCCAGTCAGGATGAAGGTGGACGGTGACAATGTATTCTTTGGTTTTGTGTTCAAGCAACAGAGAACCAAGGACAAAATCATTACTGTCACCGCCTACGATCAGTTGAGGTACTTAAAAAATAAAGATACCAAGGTCTATGAAGGAAAGACGGCAAACCAATTTGTGAAAATGATTGCAGATGATTATGCCCTGAACCTTGGCACACTGGATGATACCGGGTATGTCATTGAATCAAGGGTTGAAGAAAATACTTCACTGTTTGAAATGATAGCAAATGCCCTTGACCTGACACTGACCAATACCGGGGAAATGTATGTGTTATATGATGACTTTGGGAAACTTACCCTGAAAAGCCTGTCATCTATGTATGTGGGTGTTCCGGGGGCGTACCTGATGATTGATGAAGAAACCGGGCAGAACTTTGACTATACTTCATCTATTGATGAAAACACATATAACAAAATCAAACTGACCTATGATAACAAGGACACAGGAAAGCGTGATGTTTACATCACACAGGATTCTTCCAACATTAACAAGTGGGGTATCTTACAGTATTTTGACACCTTGCAGAAAGGTGAAAACGGTCAGGCAAAAGCAGATGCCCTTTTGAAATTATATAACAAAAAGACCCGTAACCTGAAAATTACCAACGCTTTAGGTGACAACAGAGTGCGGGCGGGTTCAATGGTTGTCATCAACCTTGACCTTGGTGATATAAAACTGAAAAACTGGATGCTTGTTGAAAAGTGCAAGCACACCTACAAGGAAGGTGAACATTGGATGGATTTGACACTTAGAGGGGGTGAATTTGTTGCCTGATGCAAATGAACTTGTTGATACCCTGAAAAGGGCAGCCGTTGAAGCGGTTGAAGCGGGGAAACCCGTGAATGTATATTTTGGTGAAGTTGTGAGTGCTTCACCACTGAAAATCAATGTTGAACAGAAGATGATACTGGGTGAAAAACAGTTGATTCTTTCAAGAAATGTGACAGATTTCAGCACAATGGTAACAGTTGACTGGACTTCTGAAAGCAGTCTTTCCACCCACAACCACACTGTAAAAGGTGACAATGGCAGCGGTGGCAACATTGACTTGAACACAGGGTCAAAGAACCTTGCACATACTCACAAAATTACAGGAAAAAAGAAGATCATCATTCACAATGGCTTGGCGGTTGGTGATGAAGTTATCCTGATAAGACAGCAAGAAGGTCAACGCTTCATTGTTGTGGATAGGATAGGCAAATGATTCCTTCAACAGTTGGTTTTCTTGACCAAGATTTTGAAATTGAAACACAGCCAAGCCTAACTTATAAGATGGATTTAGACGGTGATTCAGTCAGGGGTCTTGTGGATGAACAGGATGCCATGAAGCAGATGATTTTCAGAACACTTCAAACAGAACGGTATCAGTACATCATATATCCGTGGTATTACGGCATTGAAACAATGGACTTGTACGGTGAACCTGTTACATGGGTTTGCCCTGAATTAGAACGCAGAATCAGTGAAGCGTTAGCCGTTGATGAAAGAATCACGGGCGTGACCGACTTTGAATTTGACCTGACGGTCAAAGGTGTGGTTCATGCCTATTTTACTGTAAATACAATTTACGGTGATATTAAAGCAGACAAGGGGGTGAAAATTTAGAATGTATGAAGATCAGACTTATGACATTATCCTTGAAAGGATGATGAACCGGGTATCTGACAAACTTGACAAAAGACCGTCATCCCCTGTTTATGATCTGCACAGTTCAACCGCCATTGAATTTCAGATTTTATACATTGAGTTGGAATATCTGATAAAAAATTCTTATGGTGATACCGCTGCAAGGGAATTTCTGATCTTGCTTGCAAAGGACAGGGGACTTTCACCTGAACCAGCAACCAAGGCAATCTTACAGGGTGAGTTCACACCAACAAACATTGATGTTACTGGAAAGCGTTTCAACATTGGTGAAATCAACTATGTTGTGACTGAACAGATCACACCGGGAACATACAAAGTTCAGTGTGAAACAGAAGGTGTTGTTGGCAATCAGTACCTTGGGGATATGATACCAATGGAATACATTGACGGATTGCAGACGGCAAGCCTGACAAGCGTATTGATTCCCGGTGAAGATGAAGAAGATACAGAGGTTGTCAGGCAGCGGTACTTTGACAGTTTCAATGAACAGTCCTTTGGTGGCAATCACGCTGATTATATGGCAAAGGTCAAGGGTATTGAAGGTGTCGGGTCATGTAAGGTCAAGCGTGTTTGGAATGGTGACATTAGACCCGCTGATATGATCGTCAGCACAGTGGTCAAGAACTGGTATGAATCTATCAGTGCAAGCGTTCCGGCAGCAGTCAAACCGTGGCTTGATGCCGTATACAACGCAGCCAAGGACAAAAAACTGACGGTTGGTGGTACTGTTCATGTGGTCATCAC